AGTGCGTGCTTTCTCTTGGAATTCCTCAGAAAGCTCTTCACCTTCGAATAGAGCTTGAACATCTTCTTCGATGCTAAACTCGGGTTCTACGGTTTCCTCTGCTTCGGCAACGACTTCCTCTTCAGTTACTTCCTCTTCAGAAACAACTTCCTCTTCGGTAGTCTCTTCTTCGGCAACGATTTCTTGCTCTTCATCAGCCTCAACTTCCTCGGCTCTAGCGGCTCTGGCGTTGACGACATTTTTGACCTGAGCAAGGGTCTTGCCTGGGGTTTCGATTCTGTTCGAATCGTCGTCGGGTCTTGAGTTCTCGGGGGTAGGACCACCAAGATCCTCATAAGGAACACCGTTCGCTTGCATTGGTTCAGCAGGCGCAGCGTTTTGTGTTACTACGTTTTCCATTTCCTGTAAGTTGCTATCAGCGGACATTTTCTTTGATTAACTTTGGTATAATCTATATTTATTTATAAATTAGAGATTTGATAAGAAATCGTTGAAGAGTTGCAATTTATGCTCTTCAAGCATTCTCTGATCAACAAGAGTATTGATACGTCTCTTTGTATTCTCTGCGAGTTGTTCACGAAGGATACCACCTTCCCAAACCCACTCTTTTCCTTCCATGATTCCGTTAACAAAAGCGTCGGGAGCGGAAGGATCGGCAACGATATCAGCAGCAGTTGCTAACTGGAAATCTTCACCAACAATCTTATGACCCTCATTGGTCATGCGGAGTGAACCAACACCACGAGAAGAAACGCCAAGCATAACGCCAGACTCAAGGAGAGACTTGGCAATCTTACCCATTGGAGTCTCAAGGATCTGTGCCTTACCTCTGAAGTTATTACCTTCTCTAGTCAAGCAAGTGATCTTATGTGAAACACGATCAAGGTTGACGGTAGGACCATCAGGGTGACCGAGTTCGCCAAGAGCACGACCCTTACAAACAAAGTTTTCGTTATAACGATTTACTTCACGTGCAAGGGTGTCAATAGGATACATTCTCCCATTGCGATTCCTGATTTCTCCCTGAAGGAATACACCTTCAATATTGAGAGTCTTTTTACCACCAACCATTTCGGTGATGATATTGACGTTTGTTACTTCTTCTGTGATGAGTTTCATTTGTTTATGCGGTAAATCCTACTTTTGCACCCTTGACGGTTGCTGCACTAGCAAATACACAATATGTTGGTTGCTTCTCAAGATACTCAACGGAATTTGGGGGCATGGTCATAGAACCAATTCCAGTTCCACTTTGCGTCTCAACAACAGTAACCAGTGCTGCACTTGCAGAGTTATTAACAAGACGAACAACAGTAGCATTAGTAAAACTAGTTGCAGTTCCTGTTGTAGTTGGCAGATTAATTTCATCCGCCAAGAGCAAAGTTCTTGCCATTATTCTTGATCCTCTTGTGGTTCTTGTTCAGTTTCATATTCAGTTTCATATTCACCACCAAACAATGATCCTGCTACAATAGGTCTAGCAGCATCAATTCTTTCAGCAGCTTTTGAATATAGAGCGGCTTTAATAGCATCAGAAACATCTGATGATTTTCCATCAGTCGCAATCAAGTCGATAATATTATCCATGAAAAGTTATAGTGTTATATATTCTATATTTATATCTCTGCCTTTTTGGTGTCTTTTTGCATTTGTGCGTCAACATCTGCTGCATCAATTTCTTCATCTTGAACTGGTTCTCCAAGATCTCCTCCAGCCTGTGGAAGTGGTTGCCCAGTGATTGGATCAATCATTGATGGATCTGGTATGATGCCCTTAGCAATTTCATCCTCAATCTGCATATCAATTTCGTTAATTTCTTGATCAGTTTGACGTAAGATTTTCTTTCTTACATATTCTGTTGAGAAATACTTACCAATGTAAGGTTCGATAGTTGCTAGGTTTCCGAGTCTACCCTGAAGCATTTCTGACTCTTTCAGTTCGGCAAACTGGTTATCGTACAAGAAGTCATACTGAATGTGATCAGACATGATCTCCCAGTCTTCGGGAGTAACAATGTTCTTCAGGATAAGTTGAGTTCTCAGCATGTCGTTGAACATCTGAGCAAAACGCTTCCTCAGACGACCAACAAACTTAGCAAACTTAAGTTCGTCTCTCAGAATCTCAGAAGAACGACCAAGGTTGAAACCACCATCGGCAGCAATTCTTGACTCAGGAACTCCAAGTGCTCTATAGAGTTTCTTCTGGAAATACTCAATATCAGCAAGTTCACCAAGGTTTTGCCCACCAGGAAGTGTGGTGATTTCTGTACCACGACCACCTTCTCTTCTAGGTAACCAGAAGTCTTCCATCATGGACATAAACTTACGGTCATCACGGATTTCTCCAGTTGACGCATCGTAAGCAAGTTTGTTTCTGTAGCGAGACATAACCTCTTTGAGGTATTGCTCTGCCTTTACCTTAGGAAGATTACCAACGTCAATGTAGAAAATACGACGCTCAGGTGCTCTACTCAAACGATAGATAACCAGAGAATCCTCAATCATTCTCAGTTGATTGAGTGCTTTGATTGCTTTGTGGAGATACGAAAGAACAGTTCCTTTGTTTCTATCTACAAGACCAGAACTACAATAAACAACAGAGTCCTTAGCAATCTTTATACTCTTCGATTTAGTATTACCACCAGCACCAAATGAAGCACTTGGATAATTTGGTTTTGGTGTATAAACAAAGTATTCTTCAATTTGTGGTTCTAGAACCTGTTCACTATTATTTTTTCCACCAACTACCGCATTAGCAATAGCAAGACCGCGCTTGTCCTCTTTCTTTTCTTGACGGACAAACTTCATCTTCATTGGGTCAATATATCTTAAGTCCTGAATACCTGCCTGAGGATTCTTAAGATCAATAACCTTCAGATAGTAAACTCTACCATCAACATACCAATTTCTAAAAATTTCATGGCACTTCTTATCGAAGTCCATTATTTCTTTAAGATATCTAAACTCGTCTCTAATTACCTGCTTTAGTCTTTCACTAGCATTTAAGTTTGAAAGTTCAATCTCAACTGGCGAATCGTAAAGATCACTAACGATAGCTTCATTCACTACATCTTCGATGGCTCCATCACATTCTGGATGAAGAGCCATCTCACGATATCTTTTAATTAAATCATGCTCAGTTCTATAGACGCCTTCAATATCAAGATAATGCCCATAAAAACCACTACTAATATAGTTATCAACCCCGTCCTCATTAGTTTGAGGGACGGGGGAAATAACTGAAGGTGGTTTACTTTGGTCGCCGTCAATAGAGAAACCAAAAAGTCTTGCCATCGTATAACTGTTTGCTTATTATTGACTATTTAGTTGATGTCTTCTCCACCAGCATTGGCGGCATCACCTCTCACTGCTTCCCACCAGAGAACTTGTAGTTCAACAGTGAATTCTTGAATAGCACCAGTGCTATCATAAGATAGGTCAATGGGAGCAACTTGAGTTGGGAAAATATCATAGAAGTGATACTTTCTCAGAGTTCCGCCATTGCGATCAAGTTGATAGATGTAAGCATCTGCCTGATAGTCTGCTGGATCGGTTGTTCCAGTGTTATCAGAAACACGGTTGATGGTATTCATCCACTTTTCGAAAGCGGAACGAATAGCAAAGTCGGTGTCGTTGATAACCGTGATGGTCCAAGTATCAAATGTACGGTCTCCCGCAACTTTGAGGACCCTTCCTCTGAAGGGAACCTCAATAGGAGCAACGTTGGATGCTGGAAGGTTTGCTGCCTTAACAAGGAAACGTGCCTTATCGAGGATATCGTTCAAACCTTCAACTTCAACTGCACTTGGGAATGAAAGCTCAACCTCAAAGAGGTTTGAGCGTGCACCGCCACCAGTTAGCTTACTCTTGAAGTCAGTAATCTTTCTTAGTGGGGGTGGATTAAGTTGATCGTAAGTTGCCATTTTTGTTTGCCTCTAAGGTTGATTAATAAAGTAAATATCAGACGTTGCCGATTACTTCGCTGAATGCAACACCAGTTCTGGTTGCAACGAAGGTCAGACCAATGAAGTTGATTGATCTATTTGGTTTGATGTAGATATCAGCGACAAACTCATTGTTGTCGATAACAGCAGCAGTGTTGTTGCTTGAGTCACAAACAACGATATAATCAAAGATTCCTCTCTTTGCTTGAACATCGCGTAGGAATGGTTCAACAATATTGACGAAGTTGCTTCTTGTAATCTCGTCGTTGAACTCAAAGAGTTGATCTCTAGCGGCAGCAGCAATTGCTTGCTCCAGGTAGATGAACAGGCGGCGAACATTGATTCTATCGAATGCAGAAGACTTAGCGAAACCAGTCTTATCACCGAAGAGAACAATACCATCACCAGGCGAGAAAATAACAGGGTTGATTCTGTTAGAATACAACTTATCTCTTTGAACCTTGCTTGGGTTGTAGGTCAACTTAACGGCATTGAGGATAGCACCTCTAGCAGTACCAGCAGGTGAGAACCAAGGGAACTGATTCAGGTCATTTCTAGCACACAGACCAGCAATATCTCCATTTAGAGGAATGTAACGGAAAGTGCCTGAGAATCTATCGTAAGTATACTTATAACCACTATCAAATACAGCGTAAGACGATGAAGTGATTGGAGCATAGAAACTCAAAACATTATCAGTAATGTCGGCATCAGAGTTAACCGTTACAGAACCAACGGAACTATCGTTAAGGAACGCTAGTCTGTATGGTGAGATGAATGCGACAGCATCTTGTCTCGCTTCTGCTACAGAGATGAGTTTGTTAGCAAGTGCCTGAGCAGTTTCCTTAGCATAGTTTGCCGAACCCATCAGCAGGAAGTCAACATCGTAGTTATCGGTGTTCTCGAAGAGAGCGTAACCAGAGGATAGTTTTGCGAGAGTTGAGGTCAGAGCACCTGAAGAGGTGAGGTCTGTACCATCATCATAGTTCTTACCGCCACCAAGGGTATAAGTGTTGCTTCCAGAAGCAGCAAAGTTAACTCCATCAGCATCTTGGTCCCAACCTACATCACTAGCGAGGGTGAATCCGCTGCTGTATGCAGTAGTAACAATACCAGCAGGGGCTGCACCACCGAATACGTTGGTGGAGACGTTGTAGAGATACTTTCTCCAATATGCTGAAGAACCCACCGAATACTCAGCATCCTTTGCCTTGGAAAGAGCAATGTGCTTCTCAAGAATGGTTCCAGCGTTTCCACTTACAGTTCCTTTGTCGTCGATAACAACAACATGGAGTTCGTCGAATCTTGAGTTTCTAGCAGCAGCGTAGGAAGAAGTACCAGGTCTATCAACTAGAGTGTTCCAAGCAATGGTTGTTCCAGTAGAAAGAGAAATGGTCTGCTGATCGAACCAGTCCTGTCTTGAGGTATATGCTGTCTGACCTACTGC